CGTGATGCTCCCCCCGCCTAGACTTGCTAACTGCTGATTTAGCAGTGCTGTGCGCTGGATTAAGATTTGGTTGGCATTATCTTCTAGTTTGAGGCGATTAATTAGCGCCTGCAACTGCGGGTTAAACGAACCGAGCGCGTCGTTGTTATCCGAGTTTAGCAGTTCGGGAACGGCTGTTAGTTCGGCTATTGGCGTGAGGGCTGTGGCTGCATCTAGCCAAGGAATTGGCGCATCCTCTACACCTGGCAATCCTTCAAGAATTGTGCTGCCATCTAGTAGCCTCGATCCATCCAATAAAATTGCATTAATATATCGAATTGATATCAGTTTCCTGCTGGGAGGTTTAAGCATATTTATAATAGCTTCCACCTCTGCATACCTAAATGGCTGCTGCATCAATACCTCGAATTCACCCCACCTTTTTATCGTGTCGATTGTGGGGTTTTCATTGAATGCAACGCCGGGGTATCCGAAAATCTCTAGGGTGCGCTTGATTGAATACGGGCTGCCTGATAGCAGCATAATTTGGCTAGCTTCTGCTAGTAATTGGCGTTGGGATGCGATCGGCAATCTGGCCGCTTGACCTGCAATCTGACCCAGCCCAAACTGAGCCAATTTGTAGGGGATGAGTGACGGGGGGATGGTGGTGACATCCAACTGATCAGCCTCGCAGCACATCCAGTAGACAATCTTCACAAAATGCTCACCGCGCGTATCTCTGATTGAGGCGGGTAGGAGATTTAGGGCGTCGGTGAGGGTGATGGGCATGGCTTAGTTGACAGTTGACGGTTGCACCCATGATACAATACAAGAATGGCCACAGCGGTATTCGACTACCCTGCGGCCTGGTTAACCTAGTGTAAGTAGGATCAACATGAATATTTTAGCAGATTTGCGTTACGTACAGGCAGACACGGACATAGCTTATGTCGATAGTCGGGTCTACTGTGCAGAGATTATTGAAGTCGATCATCACGACTGGATGCGAGACACTCTCAAAAAGCATCTAGCCACTGTAGAGCAATACTTTGGAACGGTGCGGTTTGAAACCGCACCTGTACTTAGTAAGAATGGTGTAAAAAACAATACTCAGTCCTACGCGCTTTTAACTGAACCCCAAGCAAGTTTTTTGCTAACGCTGTCGCGCAACACAGCAAAAACAATGCAGCGCAAAGCTGAGCTTATTGCAGAGTTTGAGTCGGCAAAAGCCTACCGTCGCAACCAACTCGAAGCCCAATTCACCGCACCATCGCACACCGCCCCAACGTTCAGCTACCCGGTCGCACAACTTCGAGCGATCGCCAACTACTGCACCCTCGCCTACACCAAGGCCACCATCCGCCGCGACTACGTTGAGGGCTTGCATTACGTCGTGGTTGGTTCCGAAATGATGCTTAGCGAGATTTGTTTTGGGTTGGCGGTAAATGCCAGCCGATCGCGCAAAGGTGTCGATCTGGAAAATTGCCCAGATATCCAGATATCGATCCGAGATGCGATCGCGCATCACAACGCCAAAGCCCAGAACAAACAAAACGCGCGACTGACCAGACAGCAATGCGCCGGACAGTTGAGTTTGGCGCTTGGCTAAAAAGTTTCAGCCTTATCCTGTTGACACGGGACAGGGCTTGTAGGAGGATAAAGAAACAACCACCAAAGGAAACAAAATCATGACCAAGTATGTAGCCATCGTAAATAAAGCGGGCGCAAAAGAGGTAATTGTTGCTGCTACATCGGTTGAAGAAGCCACGCAAAAAGTGGCAGAAGTTTGGGGGCGGGACGCAATTCTAAGCAAGCCGGAACTACCACAACCGGGTCAACTCGAATCGATCTTAGATGCCGATCGATACTAAACTCTTCCCGCAACACTTAATACCGTCGCAGAGCAAAACCCATAACTCTGTGGCGGTATTATTATGTTTGTGGTTGGTAGCGTTACCAACACGTCTCTAATCTCAGGAAAGTTCCTGAGTAGATCGATAATATCACTCCTTACGATATCCGCCCCTAATGTGTTCTGCTTGCCGTCTGTATATGTTTTTAAAGCGGCTGTTGCCGATGCAATGGTAGTTTGTTCGTTGGCGGTAATTGACAGGGTTAGACTTGCGTTTATCTGATAATTTTGTGCGGTAGCTGGCTGCACTGTAACTACGTCACAAACCATGCGGTTACTATCAGCTTGCATGGTGCTTTGTACAAGTGCCAGCAACTCTGTAGAAGGTTGCCCAGCCTTAGCCAATAGGTGAATTGTGAGGTTGTTGCCGCTGGGGTTGGTGATGCCCGCGTCTACAATATCCGCTGATATCAGCAGTACCCGGTCGCGGTAAGCTTGTGCGCTACCTCCGACGATGCCGGGTTTGGCAGTGTTTGCGATCGCCTTTCTGGCATTCAGGAAGAAGCCGACCAAGTATGTAAGAGGCTTGAGATAAAGGCGTTCTAGTTGGCTGGGTAGGCTGGGTTTGTCTGTGAGGTATTCCCAGATTGCGATCGCCTCATTTTCTATTTTTTGCAGTTCTTCTTGTAATGCCATTATTTTAGTTTTTGGTTTTGAAGTTTCAGCCACTCATCTAATTTAGCCCCGTCGTACAATTGGCTAAATTTCTTATCTACCGCCCTGTACCAAGCATCATGTGCAGCTTGATCTGGCGGTTTTAGTATGTGTACTTCCTCATCTTGAAACGGGTTGATTTCCAGTCGCATAATGATTTCTTTATATCCTGCGCTAAAAATAAAAGCTTGATTGACTTTCTGTTGCTTGGCTTCTTCGGAGCCTAGCAGATTCCAGACACAGAGCGCACACCAGCGCTTCTCCCACTCGGAATTAGCCAAGCGCGGCACTTCGATCTGGATTTCCCCAACTAACTCCTCACGCTCTCCTGTCGCATCGTCTGGTGGGCGGTGCTTGAGTTCGACTTGAAAGCGACGCACTGGGATTTTATCTAATCTCATGGCTTGATATGATAAAATATCACCAATATTTTACCAGGTATTTTTATGGATTACAAAGCAGCGATTGCAAAAGTAGCAGCCGATTTGCCAGAAATTGCCG